TAATAAAAATGGTTTCTCTGGTATGGAACTGTTAGGAAATAGGTAGGCTGACGGAAAGGGCTTACCTATTTTTTTGTCTTTAATTTATGTGTATGTGGTATAACTTGATTTGGTGGTACTGTTACTTTTATCCCTTCACAAATCTCTGCGTATTTTCCAACGAACTGTACTCCTAACTTAGCCTGTTCTCCACATACTTTTAGTCTAAATAATGCAAGTTCTAGCTTTGTCTTTTCGTATAATATTTTTTGATTTTTTATATTTACTTCTGTTGCTTTTAAACATAACTCAGGTGCTTTACCTAACGGAATACTGATCTGTGCTGAGATTCCATAGTTTAAGTTATAGTTATCTTTTTCAAATCTTGGAGTCTCTTGCACATATTTTATAGCACCAGTATCTTCGTCATATATATTCTGTCTAGTAACAGTTTCTATGGGTCGATTAAATGACCAAGCATCTGTTACATAAGGAGTAATTGTAAGGCTAGGAGAAGAGCAAACAATACCTTGTGACATACGAAACTGAGGTGTTGATTGAGGTGCAATCATAGTTGCATTATTGTTTACTGTGCCCTGTGCGTTACTAGAAGGACTTGCAACTGTTGTATTAGCCAAAACCCTTGTAGGACAAAGGATTAGAGCTATTGCCCAAAGGTAGCCTCTACGGTTACGGTTGTTGTTGTATTTATGGTGCGATTTATAGTTGTTATTGTGTCTAGCCCTGGAGAAATTATTGTCTCTTGTAGAGAAAATGGAGATCCTTCTGTTACTATCTGCCATCTAGGAATACTCTCCAAAGTAGGACTAGTAAATGAGAAGTTGACGTTATTAATCGTTTGAGTTGCGTCTGATTGTGGTGTTGGATTGATATAACCATTCGTATCATTACTTTTTATATTATTTCCACTCGCAGAATATGTGTAACCTGTCCTGTACTGATGGCTTGTGATCGTTTCATTAATAATACTTTGCGAGGTAGAATTTGTTGTCTGTGATCCCGTACGAAATGTAGGCACAACAGGATTTGCAAGGGTTCTTGCTGGTATTAATATTATTATTAGCAAAAACCATTTAGTCAATCTATGGTTATGGTTACTGTAGTTGAGCCGATGCAGCTAGTACCACTCGATCCAGCACTACAGGTATGAATTCCCGATGAAACGCTAGTCATACCAAGCGATCCTGCTGTACCTCCTGATCCTACTGTTGTCTGCCCTCCAAGATGAGGCAATGCAGCAATCCCTGCCGATGGGGTGACAGCAGATGGTGTGGCATCTCCTATTGTTACCGTTTCTGTGAGACTGAAGGCCGACCCTGCTGTAGTTATCGCTTTATCAGTTTGTATTAAAGCTGGAACGCCATCAGTCAACGATCCAACATTCAATCCTCCGATGGCATTGCTGGTGGTTGATCCCCCAGATGTCACGCTTGGAGTGATATTTGACCCGCTAAGACTGTACGTAGTCCCCAGCTTATTAGTGACAGAATATGGCATATCTACAGTGATCTGTGCAGATGTTGTAAACTTTTGAGTTATGTCTGCGTATGAAACAGATGGTGTTATAAAAAACAAAAATGGTAGAAGTTTTTTAATCATGTGTTGCTGATACCTACTTTGGTGTCTTTGTTGTCCACTATTTTAGGGGCATTGTTGTTGTTGTTATTATTTTTCTTCTTACCTACTTGAAGCCCGAAAGAAGCAAGCGATCCACTAAAGATCGAAGCGATGAAGGTTGGATCGAAGTCAACTAACTTCTTTCCGTTGGGAGGTTCTATGTAGGATGCTGTGAGCATACCTGCTGACCAGATTAAAACTGCAATCTTAACTACAGTTTCGACACGATTACCTTCTTTTTCTTCTTGTTCTTCCATGTGTAAAAGGCAACTACCTAAAAGTGTGAGGAGATAGCGTTTGAAGGCTAAGTATAGGTAGTCATGTCAAAATTAGCAAATATTGGTATGTTTGGAAAGTAACACAAAAATTATGTCTAAGTTTTTAATTGGATTGTTTATCAAATTTGGTAAATCTGAATCTTTACGCAAGGCTGCCTTATCTCTTTTAAAGGATTTAGTTTCTAAATCTGATAACGATATAGATGATGCAATCGTAAAGATGATTGAAGAAAAATTATTTCCAGTGAAATGACAGACGATGACTTTTTCAATATAAAACTTGAAACCCCTCCACCAGAACTAGAACTTTCTACTGAAATGAGATGTAGAGAAGTTATGAATAGTGATAACTTTGATGATATTAAAAAATATTGCATACATCTTATTAGATATCAAATGAAACAGGATGTGTTTTTGGCTGGTATGCTTGGTCGTCTTGCAGAACTTGAAGCATTAATAACAATAAAAAAAATAAGAGAGGAAAAGAAAAAAAATAAAACTATTGGTCGTCAGATAAAAAAGTTTTTTCATATTCCTTAATTTCTTGCATTGTGAAATCCTTAACCTGTAGTTTTGGTAATCTATCAATTTCATAGTTATGTTTAACAATAGCAGTCCTTATATGATCGTTTATCCAATCCCCATCATGAACGGTCAGGTCTGCTCTAAAATCTTTTGTGATATAAACTTTGTGATCTATACCACGAAGTTCTATGTCCAGTAATAATTTTACTAATCGTTTTTTTCTGATTTCTTTTAATTTTTCAAGTTTATTAAAAGAAGGTCTATCTTTTCTTCTCATTTCTCATAAGTTGAAGGAGGAGGTGTGAGCCAATGACGCACACCATTTACAAT